GGTAATGCAGTTGACTATCAAACTTGGAATGTTGCTACGGCTTGGTCTAACTACATCAGATATAGAGTTGAGATAGCGCCGCATTCGACAGGTAATGATAAAAAATTTACTTGGTATGGTAAAATGATAATGAATTACTTCGGTAAAACTACATCACTGGAGTTGTTAACAGAAGCTAATGTTTCTTCTTTCTTTGATTTTCTAACGACAAACAAGAAGTATTCAGCATCGTGTACAAATTACCTTGGCACATTGGTTTATCAAATGCAGCTCTTTGCAATGAAGAGAGGCAGATTAAAAGCTATGCCTGTTCGAATGGAGAGTAGAAAGCTAACCAAAGGACGCATTAGATTTGTAACTGCAGAAGAGGAGCTACAAATTCTTGATTGGTATAATTCGACAGGTAGAGAAGATGATGCAGACTTAGTGGTTTTTTACATTGATACAGGCATGAGAAAATCTGAAGGTCTCAGGCTTACATTTAATGATATCGATTTTAAAACAGGCCGCATATCCATCTGGCAAACTAAAACAAACTTCCCTCGATCTATCAAAATGTCAGCGCGAGTGAGAGCTATCTTAACAGGTCTCAGACTTCGTGTGAACGGTAACGACAGAAGAGTGTTTGCTCATGTAGCAGAGAAGCGTTTCTACAGAAATTTCTGGGAGATGCGAGATACTTGTGGTTTTAATAAAGACTTAGTTATCCATACCTTTAGACACACCTGTTGCACTCGTTTGTTAGGAGCTGGTGTAGACATTCGATCAACTCAAGAATGGATGGGACATTCGGATATAAAAATGACACAGCGTTACGGTCACTTTATACCGAGTAAGCTTGATGATGCTGTTGAAGCACTAGATGCTTTACAGAATGAAACAAACAAATCAGAAGGAGATAACATCACATTATTTAACCCAATGAGGGCTTGAATAAAATGGTGTAAACATGGTGCAAACAGGTGTAAATCTACACCAACGATTTTGGAAACATTATGAATATCAATAGGTTAAAACTAATTAGTAAGATAAGTAGCAGTAACCTCCACTATTTCCATTTTATCCATTATCGATTAGAAGCCCTTAATAATATAGACAATTCTGTATTATTTTGGGCTTCTTTACGGTTTATTTCTATGCGTTTTCGGGTAGTTCCTATTACTGCATCAACTGTAAAATTACACCATTACACCATTCCCTGCACCACCATCAATTTAACAATGAAAACAAGGGCTTGGAATTAGGTTGCACTGTAGCACTCCAGCCCCCTTTCACACACATAAGGATACTACGGAATGACCAACGATCTGTACGAAATACAAGAGAGCCTTGAGCAAGAAGCAAGAACATTAACAATCGATAGATTTAACAAAGATTTAATTAAGAAAAAACAGAGGCATGAAGAATCATCCACATATTACGGAAGCTCTTTAATGCGTCGATGTATTGAAAGCATTGTTGAAGGAATACAAGAGGTCTATCAGGACGCTGACAGCGGGCAAGCAGGTAGACGTTCATCAGCTATCATTATGATGCAGCAATTCACTCCAGAAGTCTTAGCCTTTTTCACGGCTAAAGTTGTTATGGATAGAATAAGCAAGAAATCTATTTTGCAGGATATGGCAATCAACGTAGGTCAGTATCTTGAGGATGAATTAAGATTACAATCATTCGAAGAGCAGAAGCCGTATTTATTAATTTCAATTAAATCTAATAAAGAAACTACAAGAGCTAGAAAGAGACAAGAAATTATAGCGGCTTACAATAGGTACTGTGAGCAATGGGTGTCATGGTCAAAGGAAGAAAAGACACATCTTGGAACTAAACTAATTTATATATTTCAAGAGCGTACTAATTACATAGAACTTGTGATGAAAAAGAAAGAGCGTACTAATAAAGTTTTCTATAATGTTATCGCTACTCCGAAGGTTGTAGATTTCATAGAAAAAAATAAAGGTGCCGCTTCATTGATGCAACCTATCTATCAACCCATGGTTGTACCCCCAGTTAATTGGACTAGCCCATTTTCTGGCGGATACCTAACTCACTACACTCCTCGCCTTCCAATTATGAAGACATCCAATCGAAACTATCTAAAAGAATTAGAAAACTTAGGTGAAGAATTAAATCATGTTTATGATGCAGTAAATACAATCCAGAAAACACCGTGGTCTATTAATAAGTTTGTGTTGGAAACATTTAAAACTGTTCACGATAGAGGGATTGCTGTAGGAAACCTACCACCTCAAGAAGATTTACCTAAACCACCATCACCTCTATCTTTTGATCGTGATAGTAAAACTTTATCTGATGAAGAAAAGAAGCAGTTTAAAGCGTGGAAAAGAAAAGCCACAAAAATTTATGACGAGAACATTCGAATGGGTTCTAAAAGAAATCTCACAAGTCAGGTAAGATATATTGCAGAAAAATTCTCACAGTTTGAGAGCATCTTTTTTGTACATACAATGGATTTCCGTGGGCGTTTGTATCCTGCCGCTTCTGGCCTGTCTCCTCAAGGGAACGATTTATCTAAAGGTCTACTACAGTTTGCCGACGGTAAACCGCTGGGTACTAACGAGGCCGCTTGTGAACTGGCAATACATGGAGCTAATTGTTTCGGATACGACAAGGCATCGATGCAAGAGCGTGTCGATTGGGTAATAGAAAATGAGCAACGAATATTACAGGTAGCTCAAGACCCAATGGCTGATCTATGGTGGGCTAAAGAAGCTGACAGTCCTTGGTGTTTCTTAGCATTCTGTAAAGAGTGGGAAGGATATAATCTTTTTGGATATGACCATGTCAATTACATACCAGTTTGTAAGGATGGAAGTTGCTCTGGGCTTCAACATTTTTCAGCCGCCCTAAAGGACAATGAAGGTGCATCGCAGGTTAATTTATTAGAGTGTGATAAACCAGCAGACATCTACCAGACTGTAATTGATAAAGCTATTGTTAGAGTTAAGGCTGATGCTAAAGGTGGAGAGAATAGAGAAATTGCACAAGCTTGGTTAGACTTTGGGATGTCCAGAGGAACTAGTAAAAGAGCAGTAATGACACGGGTCTATGGCAGTACCTTGTTCTCAGCACGGTCATTTGTACAGGAATATATAACAGATACAGACTTGAAAAGAGTACAAGCTGATAGAAGCTATGTCTCTGTGTTACACGAAAGAGAGTTTGATGCGGCAATTTATTTAGCCAAGTATATCTGGGAAGCTATCAACGATACAGTCGTTGCGGCTAAGACAGGAATGGATTGGTTGCAGTCTTGTGCAAGAGAATTAGCGAAAGAAAACTTACCGATTACTTGGACGACTGTGGATGGTCTACCGATAATGCAGAACTACCCTGACATGAAAAAGCGTAGGGTTAAAACTAAGTTTGGTGACAAGCTGATCTATATGACAATCCAAGAGGCTATCAAGAACAAGTTAGATACTCGTCGGCAAGGCAATGGCATCAGTCCTAATTGGGTACACGCCAATGATAGTTGTCACTTACGCATGACAGTTAACTTATCTAAATTTAACGGTGTTACTCACTTCGCTATGATACATGATAGCTTTGGATGTCACGCCGCTGATGTAGAAATGCTCGGTGCTTGTCTGAGAGAAACCTTTATCCAACTCTATGTAGAGAACGACCCACTACAAAAGTTTAAAGATGAAGGGGAAGCTTTGATTGGTAGAGAACTACCTGACCTACCAGCTAAAGGTGACTTCGATGTTACACAAGTTCGTAATTCAGAGTTCTTCTTTGCATAATTCTAATCGTTAACGCATAGATAGTTAGTGACCATTAATGATTAGGTTGCACTATAGCATTCCACAAAACCGAAAGGATACTATGACAACTGAAACACTAATCATGATGGCTGAATATTATAAGCATAACGAAATGCCTTTGCCTGTGGATATACAGGCGAGGCTTCATGCTGTCGGCATCGACACTCAAAAATATCAACACAATTAATAAAGGAATAATAAGTATGACTAATTTTGTCACACCAAAGGGCGTAGCAGTATGGCCTAAACTAAATTCACCAGATTATAAATTTAATGTGGATGGAGAATACTCAGTAAAACTAAAATTATCTGCAGAAGAAAGTCAAAGTCTAATCAAACAACTTGAAGACGAACGCGATACATACAAAGCTGAAGTGACTAAGAAAAATCCAAAGGTAGCTAACTATAATTTAGCTTCCGTCTATGAAGAAGAGATGGATGACCAAGGAAATTTAACTGGCTTCAATCTATTTAAGTTTAAACAGAAAGCTGTAATCAAAACCAAATCAGGTGATAGCATTAAGAAAACTGTAGCACTCTATGACAGTAATAAAACACCGACAGATGTGGTAGTGAATGGTGGTTCATCTATTAAGGTAGCCGCAAGTACATTCTGTTACGACATGCCTAGCTCTAAGATGGTTGGTATATCATTACGACCTACAGCAGTTCAGATCATAGAGCTATCTCAAGGAGCTGGTGGAACTGAAGCTCTAGCTATGTTCGACAAAGAGGATGGCTTCGTTGCTGACACATTTAATAATATTGAGGCGGTAGCAGTATCAGATGACGCAGACTTCTAAACATAAAAAGTTTGGTGGTGTACGAAATTTAAAAGTAAGACAGAACGCAATAAAGAATGGTTGGCGGTCAGGGTTAGAAGAAACCCTTGCCGCTGATTTAAAATCAAAGGGTATCGATTACGAATATGAACAGCACGTTTTAAAATTCGAAGTACCCTCAAGAATTGCACGGTACACACCAGACTTTTATATAAAAACTAAATCTGGAAAAACAATTATAGTAGAAAGCAAGGGGCAGTTCAAAGTTGCCAACCGACAATCCATGATACTGGTAAAAAAACAGCATCCAGATATCGACCTTCGCTTCGTATTTTCTAGGAGCAAAGAGACTATCAGCAAAACCAGCAAGACCACCTATGCAATGTGGTGCGACAAGCACGGCTTCTTATATGCAGATCGTACAGTACCAGAGGGGTGGCTCAATGAATAACGAAGACGTAAAGCATATCATTATACATTGTGCATATACACCGCGCACGATGGACATTGGTGTTAAAGATATTGACCGATGGCACAGGGCTAAAGGTTGGTTGGGTTGCGGCTATCATCTCGTAATAAAAAGAGATGGCACAGTTGAATATGGCAGACCATTAAACCGAACAGGTGCGCACGTTCGTTCACAGAACAAAACATCAATAGGCATATGTCTGATTGGTGGGATGAACTCCGATAAAACTGGGCCACAGATTAACTATACTGATGAACAATACGAAGCTCTTAAAAACCTGATCGATGAATTAAGATTGGAACATTTCCCTGATGCTAAAGTTAAAGGTCATACAGATTTTGATACGGGTAAGACCTGTCCAAACTTTGATGCTGAACTCTGGTACAATACAGGTGAGATAGTATCTACAATCAATTAGGTTGCACTATAGCATTTAATATTTTCTCCCAACTGGCCTCACGTTAATTCGTGAGGTCTTTTTTATTAGAGAGACATAATAATTGCACTTAAAATATTAACCAATCCTGACAACTAGGAGACTACCATGACTAAAAATACACAGATTAAAACCCATCTTAAACAGTACGGTTCAATCTCACCACTAGAAGCTGTGTCAAACTATAGCGTTTGGCGGTTAGCCGCAGAAATCCACAGGCTACGAGAACGTGGTTTAGATATCACAACGTTTATGAAACGCGCACCTAATGGAGCGAAATATGCAGAGTACCAACTTCAACAGTAGCACCCTTCTCTATCATACCTCATGCGAATGCGGAAGTAGCGATGCTCGCGCCATCTATAGTGATGGTGGGAGCTGGTGCTTTTCTTGCCAAAAATTTCACAAGGAAGACACCAAGATGGAAACAGAATTCGTACAATCTAAACCAACGTTCGGCCTCATACCTACAGGTCAAGCAGGTTCATTAGCAAAGCGTAAGCTGACTGAAGAAACCTGTAAGAAATATGGGTATACTGTTAGTGAATACAAAGGTCAGCCAGTTCAAGTTGCAAACTATAAGAAGGATGGCACAGTCGTCGCTCAGAAGATACGATTTGCTGACAAGTCATTCAAATTCTTAGGTGATGCAAAGAGCGCAGGGTTGTACGGTCAGCATCTTTTTAAAGGTGGCGGTACTATGTTGTGTTTAACCGAGGGTGAGCTAGACACGCTTTCACTTTCGCAAGCACAAGGTAATCGTTTTCCTGTATGTAGTTTACCGTCAGGAGCTGGCAACGCAGTCAAAGCTGTACAGAATTCTTTAGATTTTGTTGAGTCATTTGACCGCGTTGTACTTATGTTTGACAACGATGAACACGGTAGGAAAGCAAGCCTAGATGTAGCTAAGTTATTGACACCAAGTAAGGCACACATCGCTACGCTACCACTAAAAGATGCCAGTGATATGTTAGTCGCTGGAAAAACTAAGCAGATGCTAGAAGCAATGTGGGAAGCTAAACCTTACAGACCTGATGGTATCATAGCTGGTGTGGATTTGTGGGAACTTGTTTCTACACCAGACAATACACAATCAATACCCTACCCCTTCGAAGGTCTTAATGAAAAGACTAGAGGTCTCAGACGTGGTGAGCTTACCACAATTACTGCAGGTTCTGGGGTTGGGAAGTCGCAGGTATGTAGAGAAATTGCATACCATTTAATCAAACAAGATGAAGCCGTAGGTTACATAGCCCTCGAAGAAAACTGTAAACATACAGCAATTTCTTTGATGGGGTTAGCTATGGATGTACCGCTACATCTAAACCAAGAAGGAATATCTAATGATACTCTTAAAATTGCTTTCGATGATACCGTTGGTTCTGGTAATCTTTACCTCTACGATCATTTCGGTTCTATGTCTACAGAAGGCTTACTGCAAAAAGTGCGCTACCTTGCCAAGAGTTGTGGCGTTAGCTTCATTGTCCTCGATCATCTCAGTATTTGTGTTTCAGGTATTGATGATGGCGATGAGCGGAAGGCTATAGATGTTATCATGACGAAGCTACGTTCTCTTGTAGAAGAGACAGGCATCGGTCTTATATTAGTCAGTC